AAAAGCGAATGCCCTTTACTCTTCGAATAATGGTCAAATTGATACCGGAATGTTAGAGGCTAAAACAATGAAACATGCCATGAGAGCATACACAAAATTGAAAGTTTCCGACAACATTCAATTTGAAAAAGACATTGACGAAATCGAAGAAGAAACAAACGGATTTACAGAGGAAATTAAACCAGTAGTAGTAACAGAAGAAGAAAACGAAGATAACGGAGGATTTTAAAATGGAAGTAGCAAAAATAGGTTTTGATATAGAAGAGTTCAAAAATATAGTATCAACGGCACCAGGAATACTAGAGGCCAATAAAAATTCATTGGCCGGAGCAATAAAAAGAGGTGAAGAACTTTTCGCACTTGCGGAACAAGGGATGAACCCGGAACTTGACAAACTCTTATCTGAATACATCGAAAAGATAAAAATCACAGATAAAAATATGAATACAAAACGTATTCCTATCACCCAACTTCTCACAGTGGTAGCCAAAGAGTTTACCACCATTGAATCTGATGTAAAAGCTCCAATCGTAAAAGCTCAAAAATTCCGTGACGAATACGCTACTAAATTAATGAATGAGCGCAAAGAATTAGAACGTCAGGCAGAATTGAAACTTGCAAAAGAACAAGAAGCTATCGCATTAGTAAGAGATTACACCACGAACCACGCGAATAAGTATTCTGAATACATTGTAAAATTCAAACAGGGAAAAACCGAATGGTTCAACAACTTAAATTTAGAAGATATTGAAACTGCAAGTTTGAAAATTGCCCTTTTTGACAATAACCTTTCGGATGGCACTTTCTTGTTTGAAGTAACAATTCCGACACTGGTCCATCATTCAGAGAGCGAGTATCAAGATTTAGTTCCTGCAATGTCGCTTTGCTTTTCTGCTTTAGATAAATTCAAAAGAGATATGATTGAGTTTAAACGCGAACTTATCGACCTTATTCCTTCAAAGAAGACTCAGCTTCAAGAATTAGAAGCTAAACGACTCGAGGAAATCCGACTTGCAGAAATTGAAAAAGAAAGGAAAAGAGTTGCAGACGAACAACTCAAAAAACTAAGAGAAGATGCATTAAAAGCAAGCGAAGAAGAAAAAATACTACTCGATGCTGAATTAGCCGAAAAACAACGGCTCGAAGCTATTGAGACTCAAAAAGCAGAAGAGGAGAAAAAAGAACGCGAACGCATTGCAGGAGAAGAAGCCGAGAAAGAACAAATCAGAAAAGAGGACGAAGCGAAGGAAATTGAAAGACTTGCCGAAATTGAAAGACAAAAATCAATCAGTATTGCTAACGTATCAGCAACCGGAGCAAGTGCAGCAGCAAGCGTTGACAGTCAACCAAGTTAAATTGTAAAAGCTCCGAAAGTAAAAGAAGGTTGGAGTATTGAGTGTCTTTCTCCCGAGGCGTATCTTTTACTTGTTTCTTTTTGGTTCGAAAATGAAGGGAAAACACTTTCCAACGAAAAGATCGAATCTAAATCGTTGACTCAAATCAAAACATTCTGCGAAAAGTGGGCTGCAAAAAATGACGAAATGATTGATAGTAAATTATTAGTCTACAAACCGGTGTATAAAGCAAAGTAATGGATGCTTATTATAATCGATCAGAGGTATCAAATTCGGACTTAGGTTGGTTGAAAGACCAACTTAACCCGAAGATGAACTTCATTGATCCTACGCAAGCCTACGCAGACGGAAACCTACTTGATGCAATGATTACCGAACCAGATAAGATAGATTACTTCAAAAGAACCCGCGAAGGTATTGTTTTCAAAAAAGTAACTTTCAACAATACGGTGAAAATGAAGAAAGCTTTTTATAAGGACGATTTTTGCAGAGAGTTTATGAATGGAGCTGATGGTCAAAAAATTAGCGTAGCACATGGAAAGGTTTACGAATGGAACGGAGTTGAATTTACTTTAAATGTTCGCTGCAAGTGGGATATATGGAGAAATGATTGGGGATGGGGTGGTGATATAAAAAGCACGGCAGCCGAAACTCAACTTCAATTCGAAGCAGCGTGCAAATACTTCAACTACGACCGACAACGAGCCTTTTATATGGACATAGAAGGCTCAGAGAGAGATGTTCTGATTGGAATATCAAAGAAGAATCACAAGGTATTCAAAATCTTCATTAATAGAGATTCAAATTTCTATAAAACTGGAAAAGAAAAATACTTAGAATTGGCTTATAAACATCACTTACTTTATGGGGAGAACAAAGCATGTCAGTAGAAGAAATTGCAAAACAAATATGCCATAATTCAGAAGATTCTTTTTTCCATTTCTCGGATCAAGATATATTCGTTTTTGGGTTCAAGGAAGGATATAAGTACGAAAAACCAAAAGTTGAAGTACTTGAATGCCCTTTCTGTAATTCCAAAGATATAAAGTGGGCTTTCAGATTAGTAAAGCAGTGTAAAGACTGTAACGAATACTTTAATTCAAAATCATGAGAATAATTGTAGAAAAAGAAAATCAGTTTTATATCTCATTCGATTACGATAAAAGAGTTTCTTCCGCAGTAGTAAAACTTCCCAACGTATCTTATAACGGTAAATTCAAAAGGTGGAAATGTCCATCTAGTAATGCTAACGAAGTTTTTAATTTTGGTGCAAAGTTCGGTTTTCAACTTCCGGATAAAATCTCAAAACGAAAAGTATTTGAAACTGCATCCGAAATGCCAAAACTAAAACAAGAAATTGAGCTACTAATGAAACTTTATGAGTATCAAAGCGATGGAGTAGCTTATAATCTTGAACACGGAAGCACTATCGTGGGGGATCAGCCGGGACTTGGGAAAACAGCAATATCAATAGCGACTGTTATTGCAAATAACCTTTTCCCTTGTTTGGTAATTTGCCCAGCTTCATTAAAATACAACTGGGAAGCTGAATGGAAACTCTGGACTAATAAACACCACCCCGCGATACTTACCGACACCATTAAGCATACTTGGCCGGTATTTCATCAGATGGGAATGCACGATGTGTTTATTACGAATTACGAATCATTGAAGAAATTCTTCGTAGTAAGTGCCAAACCACCCAAAGGCGAGAAACTGAGTGTAAAACACATAAAATTTCACCCTAGCATCTCTCTTTTCAAATCCATAATCGTAGACGAAAGTCACAAAGTAAAAGAGCCTGGAACTATGCAAAGCAAATTAGTTTATGGTATCTCAAGAAATATAGAACTTTCTCTTTTACTCAGTGGTACCCCAATCGTAAACAAGCCAATCGATCTTCTTTCTCAAATTCTAATCATCAATAAAATAAATCATTTTGGTGGTATAGCAAATTTTAGAGAAATGTGCGCAGACGAGGACCGTTGGGCTGAGATAAATTCTATTCTTAGAAACAATTGCTATTTCAGACGAGAAAAAAAAACAGTTCTTAAAGACCTTCCCGACAAATACAGACAGAAAGTATTCTGCTCCATAGATAATCAACAAGAATACAACACCGCTTACAGTAATTTAGAAATATACCTAAAAGACTACAAGAACGCTACTGATGCTCAAATTATGAAAAGTATGAAAGGCAAGATCATGGTTCAAATGGGTATTCTTAAAAATATAAGCGCAAGAGGTAAACTTGCAGATGTGATGGAGTACATAGACGATGTAGTAGACAGTGGCGAAAAAATAGTCGTATTCATTTATCTACATGAAGTGGCTGATATTTTAAAACGTCATTATCCAAAAGCTCTATTCTTTACCGGTTCGGAAACTTCAGAACAAAGAAACAAAGCGGTACATGATTTTCAAAAATGTACAATTTGCGATACTCGTTACGAAAGACACGGAGACGATCACGAATTTGAACCTAGCGACAAACAAGTAATTTTTGTCAACTACAAAAGTGGTGGAGTAGGAATTACTCTAACGGCAGCCTCTAGGGTTGCATTTGTAGAGCTTCCATGGCACAATGCAGATACAGATCAATGCGAGGACAGATGTCACCGTATAAGTCAAAAGAACGCAGTTCAGGTTACTTATTTCCTCGGAAAAGACACGATAGACGAAAGTATTTATCAGATCATAAACGAAAAACGAGAAATGAGCAATACTTGTACAGGGGCAGAGGACAACACCGAAGAATCAACAATCAATTCAATAATACAATTACTAAACAAATAATAACATGCCAATTAAAAGAACAAAATTAGTACTCACCATACAGTGCTGTAAATGCAATGTAGTATACTTTTTTTCATGTATTTATGGTGGTATCTCCATAGATGAAGAAACTACAATGATTATTGCAGAGGCGTATGAAAAAGGAGATATAGTCAAACTTCTCGACAATGAATCTGTACAACTACAACAATGTACATGTAAAGCAAATAAATAGCGATATGATAAAAACTCAGCCATTAATCACAAAATATGATTTTGAATCACTTAAAAAAGGTGATGTTATCGCATGTGAATTTCACAGAGATGTTCACGATTATCCTCGTAAATCATTTCGATTTAAAGTTTTCGAAATAGCAGAAGTAAAACATGAACCGCATTATGAGATTATACTTCAAAAAAAGAATAATCTATATTTCAATTATG